AGAGAAGTATTATCAGATATTAACAATGATAACAAAGAAATTACTAAATTAAATGATTTAATGACTAAATTAAATAAAGAAGTAAACTCTTCTTCAACTACAGATATTGATAATGCTAACAAAGAACTTGAAGATATGACTAAAGCTTTAACTAAGTTAAGTGATGAAAAAACTACAGTGTCTGAAGAGTTTCAATATAGTTCAGCTATGGTAGAAATGCTAAGAGATACTGGTATTAAAACTAAAATTATAAAACAATACTTACCTATAATTAATAAATTTGTAAATAAGTATCTCCAAGTATTAGATTTTTTTGTACATTTTGATTTAGATGAAAATTTTCAAGAGACTATAAAGTCTAGACATAGAGATGCATTTTCTTATGATTCATTTTCAGAGGGTGAAAAACAAAGAATAGATCTTTCATTATTGTTTTCATGGAGACAAATAGCAAAAATGAAAAACTCAATATCAACTAATTTATTAATATTAGATGAAACCTTTGACTCTAGTTTAGATCACGATGGTGTTGAGAATTTATTAAAAATATTGTATACATTAACCAATGATACTAATGTTTTTGTTATATCTCATAAACGTGAAGTGTTAGATGATAAATTTGAAAATAAAATAGAGTTTACTAAAGAGAAAAACTTTAGTAAAATTATATAAAGTTGTTTACATTGCAAAATAACTGTGATATAATAAAGTATATAACCATAGTAAAGAGGATAATTATAGTATGGAACTAAGTAATGAAACCGAATGCTTTTTAACGAATTTTGCAAGCATAAATCAAAATATGCTTTTCTTAGAAGGTAAAACTATCAAAACTATGTCTGAAGCAAGAAATGTATTAGCTTCAGCTAATATAACAGAAGAGTTTCCACGCGAGTTTGGAATATATGATTTAAATGAATTCTTACGAGCTTTAGCTTTAGTGAATCCAAATCCAAATATCAAACTAGAAGATGATCATTTATTATTTAAAGATTCATCAGGAAGATTAAAAGTAAAATATTTTTATTCTTCAAAAGAAACTTTGACTTATCCTGAAAAGGATATTAATATGCCAACCTCTGATGTATCGTTTACGTTAGATAATGAAACGTTTAAAAAAATAAAAAATGCAGCATCAGCCTTTGGCCATAGTGAAATGAGTATTAGTGGATCTAAAGATCTTTTAACTCTATCAGTGTCTGATAGTCAAAATGCTACATCCAATAAATTTTCAATCGATGTACCAGGAACTGCAAGCTCTGAAAATTTTAATTTTATAATGAACATTTCCAATATGAAAATTTTACCTGGCGATTATGAAGTAGTTATATCGTCTAAATTAATATCAAATTTTAAGCATACTGAATTTGATTTACAATATTGGATTGCTTTAGAAAAAACATCAACTTTTGAGTAATAGATATGAGTAAAAAAACAAATCCTATTATTGAATCATTTAATAAATTCCTAGAAGCTGTCGGTGAAGGCACTAACTGGGACTTAGATTATGGTAAATTAGTTATCATAGCACTTTTAATTTACATTGCCTTTTTTAAAACTTATGGAGTATAATATGGCTGATAAAAACAAAACTGAAGCTACAGAAGCTACACCTGTGGAAAATACACCACAACAAGAGATTATTGAAACTGCAAATAGAGCAGCTAGAAGTACAATAGCTGTTATCGATGCAGTTACACAACGTGGAGGATTTAAAGGAGAGGAGCTTACTACTATTGGTCAGTTAAGAGATCAATGTATTTCTTTAGTTCAACTTTATGAATCACTACAACAACAATCTTCTTAATCTTATTTTATTTTACATTATGAAAGGACATTTATGTCTGTTGATTTTTTATGGGTTGAGAAATATCGACCACAAACTATAGAAGATGTTATATTACCAGAAAGGTTAAAAAAACCTTTTGAGCTTATTGCAGAGTCAGCTAATTTACCAAACATGTTATTTACAGGTAGTGCTGGTACTGGAAAAACTACAGTAGCTAAAGCCCTCTGCAAACAACTTAATTTGGATTACATTATTATTAATGCTTCTGAAGAAGGTAATATTGACACCTTAAGAACTAAGATAAAACAATTTGCATCATCTGTATCTTTACAAGGTGGTTATAAAGTTGTTATACTAGATGAGGCTGATTATCTAAATGCTCAGTCTACACAACCTGCGCTTAGAGGATTCATAGAAGAGTTCTCTAAAAATTGCAGATTTATTCTAACATGCAATTTTAAAAATCGTATAATAGAACCTCTACATTCTAGATGTAGTGTATATGAATTTAATTCGAACAAAAAAGAATTAGTTACTTTAGCTGAATTCTTTATGAAAAGATTAATAAATATATTAAACAAGGAGCAAGTGAAGTACGATGATAAAAGTTTAGTAAATTTGATTATGAAACATGCTCCAGATTGGAGAAGAATAATTAATGAATTACAAAAACTTTCGTATAGCGGTACATTCAGCTTTAGTGATAATATCGATGCTAGCGGTGATGTTTATAGTGATTTATTTCTAAATTTAAAAAACAAAGATTTCAAAAAAATGCGATCATGGGTAGTTAACAACATCGATGTTGATGCTGTAGCTATCTTTAGAGGTATATACGATAGAATGGCAGATAATGTTAGTCCTCAATCGGTACCTCAATTAGTTTTGATCTTAGCAGACTACCAATATAAAAATGCATTTGTTGCAGATCATGAATTGAATGTAGTTGCATGTTTAACAGAAATAATGGCAAATGTTGAGTTTAAATAATGAATCCATTTGAATACGTAAATGCTATTAATTATACCAAAAAAAATATAATGGTAGATGATATTGCCGAAAAGTCATATAACCCATTCATGGTAAATAGGAGCTTATCCTATTTCAATGACACAGTTGCTATGGCCAATGAAATGAACCTTAATCATAGTATTGATAATCGTTTACAATTCGACTTTCTTATAAATATAGTTAGAAAAAGAAAACGTTTTTCTAAATGGACAAAATTAGTAAAAGAAAGTGATGTTGAAGTTGTCAAAGAATATTATGGTTATAGCAATCAAAAAGCACGTCAAGCTTTGACTCTTCTCTCACCTGAACAAATTAAAATATTAGAAAAAAAGGTGAATAAAGGTGGAAGAAAATAAAATTATAGAATGGTCACCTACTTCTATGTTAGAAGTAGTTTTAAATGAGCCAGATGATTTTCTTAAAGTTCGAGAAACTTTAACACGAATCGGTGTAGCCTCAAGAAAAGATAAAAAGTTATATCAGTCTTGTCATATATTGCATAAACAAGGAAGATATTTCATCGTGCATTTTAAAGAGCTTTTTCTACTTGATGGAAAAAAATCTAATCTTGAAGAAAACGATGTATCTAGAAGAAACACTATAGCTCAACTAATGAGTGACTGGGGTTTGATTACAATACAAGATAAAGATAAGATGTCTCTTATGGCACCAATGCGACAAATCAAAATCATATCTTTTAAAGAAAAAGACGAATGGGAATTGTGTCCTAAATATAATATAGGAAATAAATAAAAAAATTTTCATTTAGCTATTTACATTTTGAAAAAAGTTACTATATATAATATAGGGATGCCAATATTGGGTCCCACTTTAACCTTGCTTAGTCAATAGGAGGAAAATATGACTGGTACTTTTATGTTCCCAAGGAACGCTTTTTTAGGTTTCGACCACATTTTCGATGAACTCGAAAGTATAACTAATCACGCTAAAGACACTTATCCACCACATAACGTAGTTAAGTATGAAGAATTGAATTACGATATTGAGCTTGCCATCGCAGGATTCAAGCAAGAAGATATATCGATTGAACTCAAAGAACACGTACTAACTATTAAAGGTGAAAGAGGTCCTAGACGTGATCAAGACTTATATGTCCATAAAGGCATTTCAGGTCGAAAATTCTTAAAGTCGTTTAGGTTGTCAGAGTACGCCGAAGTCAGTGGAGCGGATCTAACGGATGGAATTCTTACTGTCAGTATAGAAGTAGTTCTTCCAGAAGAGAAGCGTCCCCAACAGATAAAAATAACATCTAACGGGGTAACCAATGACAAAAAGAAATCGAAATTTCTTGCTGGGTAGCATATTATTTTTCTTAAGTAATAGTTACGGTGCTATAAAACCTATAGTACGAAAAATGCAAGAAGTACAAATGTACAGAGCTCAACGAGAGATTGCAAAATCTCTTAAGAGAAATGAGTATAGACATGAAAGTCTAGCTTACTTAGAATATTCTTTAAATAATTTAAAAAGAAATAAAGGTCGAATACTCACATAAAAAATGTATATATAGTAGTGCTGGAACAATAAAATTCTGGCACTACTGGAGAATTGTTATGAACTTAGATACACTAAGAAAAGAATTAGAGATAGATGAAGGAGTAAAATATGAAATTTACTTGGATCATCTTGGTTTGCCTACTTTTGGCATCGGTCATCTTGTTACCGAGAATGATCCAGAACACGGTAAGCCAGTCGGAACTCCCGTTGAGAAAGATCGATGCGCTGAAGCCTTCAGCCAAGATATCGAAACGGTCTTGTCAGATTGCCACAAACTTTACTCAGACTTTGATGATCTGCCAGAAGAAGCTCAATTAATAATTGCGAATATGATGTTTAACATGGGACGTCCACGTCTTTCCAAATTTAAAGGAATGAAACGTGGAGTTGACGCTAGAGATTGGAATCAAGCTGCTGATGAAATGGTAGATTCTAGATGGTATAAACAAGTCACAAACAGAGCAAATAGATTAGTTGAGAGAATGCGCGCATTATCATAATGCCGCATCCTAGAAAAAACAGACCACCTGCTGGCCGACGTAAAATTGGTTCAGCTAAACGTAGAAATAGAAATAAAAGAAAAAATCGTTAAACATATATAAATATTAC